TATTTCAATGTCATATGTACTTTCTGGATATACCCCTTTAAATCTCTTTATTAATCTTGCAATTCTCTGCATTGACCAATCACTAATATCATACCCATATGACGCCAATACGTGACCGGGTTCTTTACCGCTTACCGAAAAGATCAAATCAATTTTATACAATGTTTTCATCGGCTTTCTCCTCATGTTAAATCAATAATTTTGGAATTGGTATGATAATAATTAATGTTAATCTGACTTTCTTCGTAGCAATTAACTCCTATGTCATATCTTGAAACCTTCAAATATTCTCTTATATCTTTTTTGCTGTATGCTTTGAATACCAGCTCTCCGATCCCATTCGTGTAATTACAATAGATATAATATTTTGCTGTTTTACTCACAGGGCTTCACCTCCATCCATTTTTGAAGTTTAGCTAAGGCTTTATCCCAGGTGTCCGCTGAGAAAAAGCCGTAGTCTTCAATATAGACATTACAGGAAATCCCTACTCTGCCTGAAGAGGTTTCATTAATCTCATAGCCTAAATAATGATACCTGCCTTTGGCAAGTTCTTTTAGGCGTAGTTTGGCTCGTTCTGTTCCATATAATTCAGTTAACATTTTCCCTCCTTAATTTTAAGCCAGCTTTCAATCCATCTATTATATCTTTCCTTTCACGTTCAGAGATTGCCTCGCTCAATAGCTCCACCATGAAGGCGCTGAATAGCCTCCCTTCTTTTTTCGCCTGCCGCCTGAGGCGAGTCCACAGCTCAGGTGGTACATCTGCTATTTGTTTTGGTTTTGGTTTTTTCATGGTTTCTTTGATCTCCTTTCTGGTATAAAGGATTGACTTAAATTTGCCAATCAACTGGAATTATTTCCCAATCTTCTGGAAATGCTTTTTCCTCAAAATGGACTAAAACATCATTTAGCACTTCTTCATATGAACCGATGAGAAAATCATCCTCTCCTGTATTACCTGTTTCCAGTTTCCAGATTTGTTTATTTTGCGATTGAGCTTTTCTTATTTGCTCTTCTGTATAACTTCTCATCTTTATCTCTCCTTTCTTCCCCTCCCCGGCCTTACCTCTCGGCAGTGTAGCTCCTGGCGGGAGGGTGATTGTTAAACTAAATCTTCCTGATAATCTCTTTCACCCTCAGTGAAAACGAAATATTCACCATCCGCATCTTCATAGATGGCTTTCCCTTCATCGCTGCTCAATCCTGTGTCAAAAATTCCCAGTGAAAGGATTTCCATTTGAGGTTCATCATATCTTCTCGAAATCTCCCTCGCTTGCGCAGGTGTGTAACCCGTCCGCCTAAGGTCTTTCTCACATTTCCAGTCTTTTTCCATTTCTTCTAATCCTTGTCTGATTTTGGTTTCATCTGGTTTTCTCATCGGTTACCTCCTTTTTTTGGTATAAAAGAAATTCCTCTAACGTTTTGCCTGCATTTAGGGCAATAAAACGTCTTCTTTACGGTAAACGACCATGCGCTAAACCCTTTCAGTTCGGTAAGGGTGTCGCACTTGTGACAGATTACTGTTATTTGGTTATTGTTCTCTTTTTCCATGATTTTACCTCCTTAAATTTGTGGAAGTAATTTAGGCAATAGAGAAGAATCAGGATGAACAATAATGTTAATCCCTATATCCTGGCCACAGAAATATGTATGCTCTACCAGGGCGACATTCTTTGGAATATCAAACTCTGTATGAGCCTTTGAATTATACGGATTCTGTGCCTCTACCTCAGGCGAGGATATTTTTATCTGTCCATTTTCAACCTTAAGAGCCTTTACGTATGTTCTGCTGCCTCCATACCAGTAGTCAGACATATAATAGTGCTCCTGGAATGTCAGACTGAACTTCCGTCCATGATAGTCAGGATAGGTAACATTTAGGATGGGTTTAACGTCTTTTTTTCTGAGTTTTATTTCTTTCATTTTTTACCTCCCTTTTTGTTTGCGTTCACTTTTACTATAGAGCAATTCCTGTGCCAAATTGAAGAAAAATTTAAAAAAGCGTTTAAACCCTTGTATTTGCTATAGAATTTTTATTTGAGGTTTTGCATCTTATTTTAGGAAAATGCCTAAAAAGTGACAATTTTTGTCAGTTTTTTACCGAAAAACGCATCCATGTCCAGTGGGAGTTTGCGAGGTGCAGTCGGCGGAAAGTCAGGTATAGTAGGCAGTTGGAAAGTGCCGTAAATTGTAAATTTTAAAACTTAGAAATTCTGTATCGTAGTTGTCTTTCTGTTAATCCCAAATGTTCCGCTGTCTTTTTGCGATCATCTTTGTATTGTTCTAAAGTCTTAACTATGACTTCCTTTTCTATTCTATCTAAAAGTTCAAATAGTGCCTATACTTTTAAGAGCATTTTTTAAATCATATAATTTTTTTTTATTTGCTTGCTTTTTGTCGGGGACTTTTCCGATATTGTATAGATTGATTTTTTTGTAAGGCCTTTTTTCAGATACAATCAAAACGTTTAGCTTTAAACTAGCCAGTGCCTGTAACATCTCCGCTTGGTTGGGTTTTAAGGTGTCTCCGTCAGCTTTGGCCTCAATAAAAAAAGCCTGCCCGCTTGGGTCTTGGATTAAAAAGTCAGGCCAGCCGTTTTTTAAAACTTTGTACCCTCTTTCTTCTAATCCTTTTTTTATATCCTTCTCTATTTTAACCATAGTTTTTCTTCCTTTCTGTTTTATAGATGATGTATTGAGTATATATTCTATTACAAATATTGTCAAGACAATTTTTGTCATTACTTCATTTTTTTATCTTTTTTATTATCCCTTGACATCCAAGAAAAAATCATGTAGAATACATAAAATGGAAATTCATATTGACTTTATTTTGGAAAACTGATAATCTTATCTAAACCATAAATGAAAGGGACATAGGGACGTGCAATCCATTAATTATGATAAAACAAGTAGACGCACAGCTATTGCGCCCTGCAATAGTGCTGGCCGTCCCTCCAGCAGTGCGTCTACTTCTCTTAAAAAAATACGCAATGATCTTCGTTGTGAGCATTGCCATCAAGCAGAGGCAAGCCACCTTATCTATTACAGACGGTATCACATAGAAAGCGGACGGTTTAGTCTTATCAATCCCATGATAGTTTGTGATAATTGTATCCAACTATTCAGAGATAGTAACCTCTTATTAGAGCATCAGCCTGTAATAGTGCCATTTCAGATACTGGCTAAATGGGATGATAGATTAATGGGCATAACCTCAAAAAAGCAATGGGAATTTTCGGTATTCAGGAATAAGTTCTGGCGTAAACGCCTTTTTCGGATAAGATATATATGGAAAAACCCACCAAAAAACAAAGACCTACAATAACTACATTAATAGTTGAATATTTGGAGCAAGTCTCAGGCCATTTCTCTATTAATGATATTTATCAAGCCTTAAACCTTCATACCGCCAAAGAAAAAGGTGCGGCCAGAGTAGCATTATCAAGGCTCGTCAAAGGTAAACAACTTGAAAGATATGGCACTCGGGACGGCATATTTAGACGGCCAGAAAGACATCTCAAACGCATGGATTTTATTAATGCCAGTACAAAAGGAATTGATATTTGGTTGCCTCTTAATCTCCATAAAATGGTCAAAATAATGCCAGGGGAAATTATGGTTATTGCTGGGGCTAAGTCGGCGGGTAAAACAACAATGGCTCTGAATATAGCATGGGCAAATCGTCATACATGGAAGGTGAGCTATTTTAATAGTGAAATGGGGCCTAGCGCATTGAAGAACAAATTATCCTTATTTAAGGATACAGACCTAATGGAATGGGCTGAGAAGATTGATTTTTACAGCAGAAAAAGAGATTTTCAGGATGTTATTAAAACAGAAGACAATGCTCTGAATATAATAGATTACCTTGAGACTACAGAGGATTTTTGGCTTGTTGGTGCTGCTATAAGCGCCATCCATGAACAAATCGTCAATACGAAGGCTAATGTCGTAATATGCCTCCAAAAACCAAAAGACAGAGATTTGGGATTAGGTGGCAGAGCTACGCTCGATCGTGCTATGTTATATTTGGCACTTAATAAAGGCACAGCTAAAATTGTAGATGCTAAAAACTGGAATAGTGGTATAAACCCTAATGATATGGAGTGTCGGTTTAAACTGGTTAATGGTAGTGAAATTATACCTCATACAGAATGGGAAAGTCCCAATAGAGATAGATGGTCATCTATAGAAGTGTAATTTATGTAACAACCTTGTTACAAGATTGTAAATGCCTGTTACGCCAGAAAATGACAAAAAATGGAATATTCGAAACTTTAAACTATTGATTTAATTGAATTTATAGAACCATGTGTAACATATGTAACGTGTGTAACTTATGTAACAGATGCTTGATTTTGTAACCTATGTAACAAAATGTAACAACTTTGTAACAACTCCTGTCAAATTTGACATAATTGAAATGCGCATTGGATAAGGTTTTGCTGATTTAAGGAAATTTTATGTTACAAGATTTTGTAACATCCTATAAGAAAATAATATATCTAGATAATAAGTCTAGTTAGTTATAACCTTTAAAAGACTTAATTTTATTTTATAAAATTTGAAGAGGGAGGATGATGTTAAAGACAGATAAACAACTTCTAGATAAAATTGACTATCTTGAATATCACATAAAAATACTTGAGAGACGGCTAAAAGAGAAGCAAATTGTTATAGACATCTTGAAGAAAGAAATAGAGGACCTAAACTGGATACAAAAAAGATGGGAATTAAGACCCAATAAAATAACACAGGAGGTAATAGCATGACAGAATACGTCGTAAAAACATGGAAGGAGATTGCAAAGTATACGCCTTTTAGTGAACAAACGCTTATGAGAAAATATGGGAAGGAGATGCTACAAAGAGGCGTGGTGCACAAAAATGCAATTGGTAGGGCAAAAAAAGTGATCGTTTGGGCTTATCCGTCACAGATCATCAAATATTTTACTATTAAAAGCCAAAAAAAATACGAGAGTACGTGATAATACTACGTGGACAATTTCTCCTTACACTCCTCCTTACAATTCAGTCGACTTGACAAACGGGAAATGTAGATGTAGTCTATATTTCATGGATAATTCTACTAAAAAGAAAGAATCAGAATTCACTAATCAGGACGCTCTTCGTGGTCTCGACAATCCATTAATAGAAGCGTTTGAGAATGAAGGTATCACCCTGAAATATCTCACAAAAAAGCTCAAAAGGGAGCTTAACGCCAAAGAAACAACAGACAAGCGCATTGCCTGGAAAATACGTCAAGAAGCCCGCAAAGACGCTCACAAACTCCGTGGGGACTACCCAGTAGAAACAACAGACCTCAGCGGTGAAATCACCTTGAAAGTCGTTTATGATGACCAATTACAAGGAAAAGAAGAAAATGCAAAAACAGGCTCGTAGAGCGCATAAAATTACTGGGCTATCCAAGTATAGGGAAAGCAATTAAAATCGACTGGCGATACCAAATTTCTATCCTGAGACGATTTTAAGAAAATGTTACGACCCAAAATGTTAAAAGCTATGGCGAGCGATAATGGATATTCTCACAGCGTATAAATTACTATTGCATGAGGCTCAGACTCAGTTGTGGGTATTAGCAATCACTGTAGGCATAATTATGCTTGCAATATTCTTAGGATTTGTGTTATTTGAAATACATGGCTTTAGAAAATCATTACAAAGATATTTAAAGCGATAATGGAACTCGAAGTACATTTGCCGAAGCCACATCCAAAACAGGAAGAGTTTATTAGGCACACTGCAAAACGAAAAATAGTGAAGGCAGGTCGTAGAGGGGGAAAAACGGTTGGGGTGGCCACATTAGCTGTTGAACAATTTTTAACTGGACATCGGATTTTATACGCCGCTCCCACTATGGAGCAAGTAGGGCGATTCTGGACTACGGTCACACGTGCTCTTTATCAACCAGTCAAGAGAGGGATCTTTAAAAAAAATGAATCTGAGCATTATATTGAATTGACAGGGACAGAGCAAAGGCTTAAAACGAAGACTTCTTGGAATGCAGATTCTTTACGGGGCGATTATGCTGATGTACTAATTTTAGACGAGTGGCAACTTATGAATGAGGACACGTGGAATCTTGTAGGAGCGCCAATGCTGTTAGACAATGACGGAGATGCGATATTTATTTACACCCCCCCATCCCTCCATAGCCGATCCGTCTCGAAGGCTGATGACCCTCAACATGCGGCGAAACTGTTCAAGAAAGCCCAGGCCATGATGAATGGTGGCTCTACACGCTGGGCTGCTTTTCACTTTACCTCAATGGACAATCCACACTTATCCAAAGCTGCTCTCGATGAAATTACTACCGATATGACCTCCCTTGCCTACCGCATGGAGATACTGGCTGAAGATATTGACGAGGCTCCTGGTGCTCTCTGGACACGGAAGATGATTGATGATAATAGGGTAATGGTAGCCCCTGAAATGCACCGTATTGTCGTAGCCGTTGATCCATCCACTACGAGTACGGGAGATGTAACTGGTATTATTGGGTGCGGAAAGCGGGGAGATGAAGGCTACGTGCTGGCTGATCGGTCATTGCAAGGAAGCCCCTTGACATGGGCGAAAGAAGCTGTTAAACTGTATAACGACCTTAAAGCTGATCTGATTGTCGCAGAGGCGAACCAGGGAGGTGAAATGGTAGAAACGACTATCCATCAGGTTGACCCTGATGTGCCAGTGAAACTGATTCACGCAAGTAGAGGTAAGCAGGCGAGGGCAGAGCCTATAAGCGCCAAAGCTGAGAAAGGTAAGATCCATCATGTGGGGAATTTTCCTTTGTTAGAGGATGAGTTGGTACTCTGGACTCCTGGAGATGATTCACCAAATAGACTCGATAGCATGGTCTGGGGTATGACAGAGCTTATCGGGCAACAGGCGTTTGATAGTATGGACATTGATGGAGTGTTGAGTTAATAGAGATGAATATTTTAAAATATAAAGTTTGGAATAAAAAAGAAAAGAAGTATGAAGCTAATAATGATTGTATTGTGACACAAGAAGGAAAAGTAGCTTTTTGGGATGAAAGCCAAGGATGGTCTTCAGATTATACAGATCAATCAGACTATGTAATAGATAAAATTGTTATTGAAACCTCTAAAGGATAGCCAATGAATCGGATAAAAAATAAGATTAAAGAATTACAGCAAAAACCGAAGCCTGTCTATGAAATCAAAATACAGATTTTTCAAGATAATCGCATTGAAGTGCTTGGTTTTCCCGCCAACTATCATGCCGCGAAGGATTTGATGACTGCGGGATTAAGAAGGGTAGCTAATTATTTTGTGTCTATATCAAAAGAAGGTCAGTTAGACGAGAAATTGAGCATTAAACAAAATCTGATTATTCAGAACCAAAAGCCGATAGTAGCTCCCAATGGGGAAAGGTTGCAGTAGATGGAGTATATAAAACATGCCTCAAAAATTTCTTGAATGCGTAAAGAAGAAAAACGCCAAAATCAGAAGTAAAATATTGCCAGATAATCAATATGTGAGAGGATGCTCCTCTGATGGCGGTAAAACCTGGGTATGGGGAGAAGTAAAGAAGAGAAAAACAGGATTGATGACTGGAAAGGATTGATATGGCAAAACTAACAACTGAGCAACGAAAAAGATTACCAAAGAGTGTTTTTGCATTACCTAATAGACGTTATCCGATTCATGACAAGGCTCATGCCAGGAATGCTCTAGCTAGAGTATCTGCATTTGGTAGTCCAAGAGAAAAGGCGATAGTGAGAAGGAAAGTCCACAGAAAATATCCAAGTATAGGCTTAATGGCGGGAAAGGTGTAATTATGCCGAGAAGAGATTATTCGCCTAAAAACTATAATTCTTTTGCAGAGGCTTATGTCGCTTATTGGGATGATAGACATAGCGAGATAAAAACCCTACAATCATTTCGGAAGACAAATTTGCTCAGATATGGGGATGGAAAAAGGGAAAAAAGCAAAAGGAAAAAGGCTTGATGGCCGGTAAAAAGAAAGGTTTCGAGTCTATCACTAAAGAAATGAAATCATCTATTGCAAGACGCAATCTTGAGTTGAAAAAAATTATGGAGGATTGATATGCCTCGGTTTGATCAAACAGGCCCGCCAAGCGGAAGCCGAGGGCCAAGAGATGGCAGAGGGCAAGGACAAGGTTGGGCTCCAGGTGTAGGAGTAGGCCTGATGGCTGGCGGACAGAGAGGAATCCTCGACAAATGGAACCTAAAAAGGAAAAAGAAGAAAAAATGAATTTAGTAGAACGAAAACTAAGAGATATAAGAGGTTTACTTGAGGCCTTTTACATGGAGGGTAAAGATACCATTCCGGTAGAGAGGATTCAAACTATACTGGATTTAGAGCCAGAACTTTTTGATCAAGAAGAAGAAAAGGAAATGAAACCCTAAAGGAGATTCAAGATGGATGAAGATAAATATATGGCGGCTCAAAAAATTTACAACTATATTCAACGGATAGAGAGAGAATTCAGGCAACTTGCACATAAAAGTTCAGAAGAGTTTAGGCATTCTGTACGAACTCTAAGCAGTATAGATGATCCGCTTGGAGATACAGTTATATTAAAATATCCATCTAAAGAAGCAGCCGATTCATATAAAGTGGCTTGCGTAAACGCATTAAGAAAGCGATTGAGAGAACTTAAAGCAGAGTTTGACGAATTATAAATGATAAAGCCCACTCATAGATACTTTGATAACCACAGAAAAACATCCTGGCTCTATTTTGATGATGAGAGTTCAAGGGAGTGTTATATGCGTGGGGGTATTTGTTTCCCTGTGAAGTATCAATCTCTGAAAGGTATTGATAATCATGGATATGCTATTATAGCGGGGCAGGATGTAAAAACTGGCATAGTCCATGTTTTTGAGCAAATGAATTGGGTTACAATAGATGATATTCTTGTGAAGGATACTAATGTCATTAAACATCATGGCTTATCGCATTGGTTCAACATGGGTTGGAATAAATATTTTATTCGAGCATTCTATTTTAATCAGCCAGATGAACTTTCAAGACGGTTTAGATTGCAGATATTACGGTCAGCAATGATAGACCCGAAACCAAGATTTATAGAAATTCATATCAGCAATAAGAATGATTTATTATCCAGTATATGGCATAGGATCAAGACAGGGATGCTTGAGATTGAGAAAGATTCGGAAATTGGGTATATTCTTAAAGAGACAATGGCGGGGGATAAGGAATTGTATCCTCAAATTCATGCTCTTGGATGCTGCTTACTTGGATTAGAGGAGTATCCATGGCGTAAACCTTATGAGCAACCAATACAGGAAATGTTGGTAGCTTCAGGATGAAAGGAGATTAAAATGCCAAGCGATAACGAAATCAAACAATTGATGACAGAGAAAGTCTTTCCATTCTTTGATGGAGGCGGATTGGATGATATTCTCTTGAGATTAGAGACCCTTGAAGCTCTTAGCAAAGAATCCTTGAAAGACTTAGCTGCTAAAAAAGCTAAGGAGGCTAGGAAAAAAAGAGAAGTAGAGGAAAAAGCAGCTAAAAAAGCAGTGGCTGAACATAAAGCGGAGCTTGAAAAGGCTAAAAAAAAGAAAGAGAAGAAACAATATGACTCGAGACCTGATGTTAAAGCGACAGTAAAATTTGATGATTCTGGTAGGGCAGAGACCATTGTAAACGATGTAGAAAAGAAATAAAACATGATCACATCTAACACAAATACATCGGACTTAGCCCATTATCTCAGGTCAGAGCTTTACGAGAATTGGGCGGTTGACCGAAAGCCATTAGAAGAAAAATGGCAAAAGAATGAAAATGCGTTTAAAGGCGTATCGGAGGGTATCTGGAAGGCCGAAGAAGGCGCAGATTGGCGGTCCAACACTTTTATTATGATGACCAAGATCAAGGTACTGTCGGCCTATTCAATGGTAATAGATATGGAATTACAGGGTGGTATGCTCCCCTTTGCCCTTGAATTGTCTCCGTGGGATCAGATTGTAATGGAAGATTTACCCGAAGATGAACGGGAAATCTTACAGGACAATATTGATGATATGACAGGACTCATTCATCAGCAAGTATTGGACTGCAAGGGTGACAGAGAACTTATGAAATGCGTTATGGGCGCAGCAAAACTTGGGGAAACATATTGGCGGACTTTTGTTCATGATGTTACCCGTAAGGGCTTTAAAAAAGTGAATATGGCTCCGGAGGGAACTGCCAATATAGAAAAATATAACCGCTTTGAGTATTATGAAAATTCCGTTACTGTCCCTGGTTTTGAGTATGTATCTCCTTGGGATATGTTCAGAGACCTTGAAACAGATGATTTACAGAAAAGTAGGGGATATTGCCAGAGGGAGTATGTGTCTCCATACGATTTACGGCAACTTAAAGGGAAACCTTACTACATAGATGATGCCATTGAAAACGTAATCAGAAATCATTCAAAAGGACTGTCTATAAAAAAAGAGAAGGTAAAGCCGGGACTCAGAAATATAAAGAATCGGTACAACACTATTGAAAAGTTGGTTTTTTGGTGTAGAGTGCCACGCAAAATCCTTGAAGGATTTGAAGCGGAAATAGAGAAAAAACAGACATCCTCTCTTGTCAGCGATTTTGAGAATGATGGAGATGAAGTCGAGATCGGTGCGGTTATGGCAGAGAATGAGGTTATTAGAGTAGTAAGGGTAAAACCAGAATCAAGACCTCATGGACGGGTAGTATGGGAAATTGATCTTGACGGAACGTCTGGTATCGGTGTTGCCGATAATGTCGAATCTGTGCAAAGGGTTCTTAACGGCATGGTAAGGGCATTTGAGGATAATAAAAAGTTAGCTGCTAATGTAATTTTGGCTATTAAAAAAGCGTTACTCCTTGATTGGAGCGGAGAACTCAAGCCAGGAGAACTTCTTGAAGTAGCTGAAGAGGCGAGAACAGCCGCTGAAGCAATACAACAGATTATTATTCAGGACGTGGGTGAAAGTCTGCTTTCTGGCATTGGCTTGATGGAAAGATACGCTGATGAAGTTAGCATGCTACCTAAAATCCTACAGGGCGCTATTCATGAAAAACAGAAGGCGGACACGCTGGGTGAGATAAATATTCTTCAGGCTAATGCGGGTAAATATCTGGGGAGCGTGATTAAAAATTTTGATGAGGGTATGATAGAACCTATCATCTCACGCTTTTATGAATACAACATGCTGGATGAAACCGTATCGAAGGGCAAGGGTAATTATATAGCCAAACCATTAGGATTTTCAGGTTTTCAAAATAAGATTTTAAGACTTACTAAAATCCTTCAGGCGTTGCAATTAGTTATCAGTTCTCCTGTTATTGCTACTGAAACAAAGGTGAAACCCTTGCTTGAGGAAACCTTTAAGGGATTAGATATTGATCCTCAACAGGTTTTTAAGACAAAAGAGGAGAAAGAAGCTGATGCTCAAGCAATGGCACAAGCAAGGCAACAGGCATTAGATGAACAGGGTGTTGTGCTTCTATCGAAATATAAGGCCGAGATGGAGAAAGAGATAGCCAAAATCAGGGAAGAGCATACTGCAAAACTCGAAGAAATTGAAGCTCAGCATAAAAACCGACTTGAGGAAATTGAGGCGGAATCGGAAAATAAAATCGTGGAAAAGAAAATAGAGGTAATAAAATGATGTTTAAATATTCATATAGTCAGCCATTGTGTATACCCCTTGGAGAAGGGGAGCCAATTCCTATTAGTAAATATCTTGTTCGTGAAAATATGGAAACGGGTGAAAAACATCAAAAGGCACTTTATTCAAATGGTCTACGTGAGCCAGGCCCATGGGAGGTATTAAATGATAGAAGAAGCCACAATAAATAATGTTGTCGGTACAGTCCCTCTTTTGATGATAACTGATTATATTACTGATGAAGATGATCCTGCAATGATTGAAGCATTAAAAGTATTAAAAAAAACTTGGAATTTAACAAAAGATGATATATGTATGAAGGCATTGCCGGATACGGGATTAAGCAAAGACCCTTTATGGGATGCTCAACATAATAATGTAACCTATATTTATCGCAAAAGGAAAACACCATGATTAATTTAAAATTATCCAAAACAGATAAGAAGAAAGCAAGTAGGCCTGAAATTTATCCTTCAGAGCGTGAGTATCCTTATGGAACTCGACTCAGTTTTGAAAATGAGACCATCGAAAAAATTCCATTTTTACAAGATGTAAAAGCGGGGACTACGCTTGATATAAGAGCAATCGGCAAAGTCACAGAAGTGAGAACTACGGATAGAGAGAAGGGCAAAAATTATGAGAGTGTCGAGATTCAAATTCAGAAAATCGACTTTGGTAATGCAAATGAGGCTGAAGAGTCTTTTAATGAGGAATAACTCGTGAGAATTGACAAATATCTTGACAAAAGCGAGGAAATAATATTACTCTCTCAATCTGAAGAAGTGGAAGTAATAAGGGTTTTATTAAAGGCTACCGAGAATAAACGGAATAAGGTTAGAGAAGCCTTGGAAATGAAACCGAAATATAGCCCAGAGAATCTTGAAGAAGACCTTGTATTTCTTTTGGGTATGGCTAAGGGGTTAAATTGGGTACTAGGACTTCCAGAGAGAAGCAGAAACTATATAAACAATTTTAAGACAGAAAGGAGATAGAAGTAAATGAGAAAAGAATGGAAATTTAAAGTTTTAATAATTGCCCTGATTCTGCTTTTCGGTGCTGTTTATGGGAGTTATGCAGGTGGATTATGGAATCGTGGAGAACATACGATTTACGCCATCTGGAAATTGGTCGATAATGCCAGAATTGATGTAAAAAGTGGAGCGGATATCGATGTAAAAAGCGGTGGAGACATTCAGGTTGAATCTGGGGGAGAAATCACTTTTGATTCAGGCGGTGAATTAACCCTGACTAATGCAACCATCACTGGAACAGGAGTAATAAGTGCAACGCATATA